AGGTGATTTAGTTTACACCTTCAGATTTTTGAAGTTGTTGATAACTCCTTTTGACAAAACTGAAGCGTTTGAATTAGGCATTGTTGATAAAGACGGTGTCAGACAAAAAGATGTAAAGATCGATTCAACTACAAAGAAATCGGCCTATACGTATTTCGTAAGATTAGTTTTTAGTATTAAAAGATTGCTTGCAAAGGTTCCAGGAGGTTCAACTAAACTTGGATCATATGCAGCAGCATTATATTTAGTTAAAGAACAATTAGAATTAACAGAAGACAGCTGCTTAAAGATAATGGAAAAATGTGGATACGAACCATTAGACTTCTTAGCAGAACAAAGTACATGGTTCTTATTAAAGAACGGTCAATTGACTCCAGGTGTTTATAGAATTAAAGAAGATAGAGTTTTAAATTCAACCGGTGAGCCAATCGTAAACGCAAAAGATAAGATAGTTGTAGAAGAAAATTGTCATCCTATAGGCGATATGTTAGGTCTAAACATATATGAAGTAAAGCATCAGAAAACTATGCAACCATTATACGTTACAGTTAGCGAGATAACCTCATGATCAGATTTAAAGAAATTAAGTTCTCTACTGACAAGAAGCAAAAGAATCTTAGGATTCCAGTTTCTGGTAAAAAGGGAACAAGTAAATATGGTAGAATGAAAGCAGCTGGTGATGACAAAAGTAAAAAGAAAGCTAATGAGTCGCAATTGGTAGGAACAGATGAATATACTAAGCATGCAAAATCAATGACACCAGGGGAGACTAAGAATATGAAAAACGAAAATGGTCTTTGGGACAACATTCATAAGAAACGTGCACGTATTAAAAAAGGTTCTGGCGAGAAAATGAGAAAGCCTGGATCTAAAGGTGCGCCAACTGATAAAGATTTTAAAGATGCATCAGAAGAAGCTCCTGCAACATCGACATCATCTATACCAAACATCCCTGGTCTTCAAATGACACAGGTTACAGATAAACGCCGGAAGGCAAACAAACAACCTCTAATGTTAAAGAGATTTAGGGAGTATTTAAAGAAATGATAGCACTACTAGGTTCACTGTTAGGTTTTGCAGGATCAGCAATACCATCAGTAATTGACGTCTTTAAAGCAAAAGGCGATCGTAAACACGAATTAGATAAGATGACACTAATGGGTCAATTCCGTAAAGAAGGACAGGAATTTGACTTACAAATGTATGATACTATGGGAGCTGATAAAGAACACCAGCGACTCATGGAACATGATATCGCAATATCAAAAGGTACAGGCTTCATGTCTGGACTTCAAAAATCAGTACGACCTGTTATAACCTACGCCTTCTTTGGTTTATTCGCAACAATAGAAATTTCTCTATTAATGAATGCTATTGAAAAAGGTACAGATTTTCAGCAGGCTATCCAACTCCTTTGGGATGATGAAACGAAAGCTATTTTCGCAGCAATCATATCATTTTGGTTCGGTTCAAGAGCAGTCGAAAAGGCTAATGCCCGAAATAAAAAATAATTTCTAAATTCGGCATAAAGTCCTTTACTTTTCGCTAAAACTGATATATAATAGTACTATAAAATAAATTAATCAACAGCGTTGTGGTTCGTCACCATTGCGGTAAGGAGCTTTGACACATGGTTAAAATCGATAAGAACAAGGACGCCTTACTGACAGATTACGCTGTCGGTATGCTAAAGGACTTCTATATGCGTCCTGGAGAATCATCTCCACAAGAGGCATATGCTCGTGCCGCTACTGCATGGTCAACATACAAAGGTGTTACTGATCAGGCTATGGCACAAAGACTGTATGACGCTGTCTCTAAAAAATGGTTCATGTTTGCTAGTCCTGTCTTATCAAATGCTCCATCAGGTGATTCTAAAGGAAAAGGATTGCCTATTTCGTGTTTCTTGACTTACGTTCCAGATACACTCGAAGGATTAATATCTCATAGCTCTGAGCTTAGATGGTTATCAGTATTTGGCGGAGGTGTTGGTGGTCATTGGTCAGATGTTAGAACTGTTTCAGAAATAGCTCCTGGTCCTATGCCATTTCTACATACTGTTGATGCTGATATGATTGCATATAGACAAGGGAAAACACGTAAAGGTTCGTATGCTGCATATATGGATATATCACATCCTGATATTGTAGAATTTTTAAACATGAGAATACCAACAGGAGATGTTCAAAGAAAAGCTTTAAACTTACATAATGCCATTAACATTAGTGATGACTTTATGGAAGCTGTAAAATCTAACAATCCATGGAACCTATTAGATCCTAAAGATAATACTATAAAAGAAACTGTAAACGCCCGTAAGTTGTGGCAACGTATTATAGAAGTAAGATTCCGTACTGGTGAACCTTACATTAATTTTATTGATACTGCTAACCGTGATTTACCTCAACCATTAAAGGATAAAGGATTAAAAATTCATGGTTCTAATTTATGCAACGAAATCCATCTTCCGACGTCTGAAGATCGCACTGCTGTTTGCTGTTTGTCAAGTCTTAATTTGGAGCTTTTCGAAGAGTGGAAAAACACTGAGCTCGTGTCCGATCTTGTTAAGATGCTTGACAATGTCCTGGAGTTCTTTATTGAGAACGCTCCAGATTCAATATCCAGAGCTAGATTCTCGGCTGAAAGAGAAAGAAGCATTGGCCTTGGAGCTATGGGTTTCCACGCACTCTTACAAAAACAAGGAGTAGCCTGGGAGTCAGAGATCGCACAATCTATAAATACAGAGGTATTCAAAAACATTAAAACAGCAGCAATGGCATCTACTAAAATTCTTGCCTATGAAAGAGGTTCATATCCAGATGGCCCTGAAAGTGGTGTGCGTAATAGTCATCTTTTAGCTATTGCACCAAATGCTTCATCTGGAGTTATTCTAGGAACATCTCCTAGTATTGAACCATCTAAAGCAAATGCATATACACATAGAACAAGGGCCGGTTCTTTTTTAGTTAAAAATAATTATTTAAAAGAAGTATTAAAAACATATAACGAAAACACAGATTCTACATGGACTTCAATTATTACTAATAAAGGTTCTGTACAACATTTGGCGTTTCTGACAGAACAACAAAAGGCTGTGTTTAAAACAGCACAAGAATTAGATCAAACTTGGGTAATACAACACGCTGGTGATCGTCAGAAATATATCTGTCAAGGTCAATCAGTAAACGTATTCTTTCCATCAGGCTGTGAAAAATCATATGTCAATAAAGTACATTTAAAAGCTTGGTCAGATGGATTAAAAGGTTTATATTACTTGAGGACTGAAGCATCAAGTCGTGCTGAAAACGTGTCTGAGAAAGTAGAAAGAGTAGCACTACAAGATGACTTACGTAATATCATTTATGGTAAAATTGATTGCGTCTATTGTGCTAAAGCTAAAGAAGAATTAGAATTACGTGGTGTAGTATATGACTTCATCAACATAGACGAAATTAAGAAAACGGCGGCCGAAGTAACTGGCAGGAAAGTTACTACTGTTCCACAAATTTATATTACGGGACAATATGTGGGTGGATATAATGAGCTAATGGCTCATCTAAATAAACCTGAAGTAGTACAAGAATCAGAAGAATGCATAGCTTGCGAGGGATAAAAACATGTCATTAATGGAATTTTCAAAATCATATAAGCCGTTTCAGTTTCCATGGGCGGTTGAATTAGTAAAGAAACACGAAGAGATCCACTGGGTCGAAGATGAAGCAGAACTATCTGAAGATGTTCAGGACTGGAAAATCAAATTAACACAAGAAGAGCGTGAATTTGTAACGCAGATTCTTAGGTTGTTTACTCAATCAGACGTACAAGTCGGAGAAAACTATCATGAATTACTTATTCCAAAGTTCAGAAATAATGAAATACGTAATATGCTCTCATCATTTGCAAATAGAGAGGGAGTACATCAACGAGCTTATGCGCTGCTTAACGATACATTAGGATTGCCTGATGAGGAATTCCATAGTTTCTTGGAATACTCAGAAATGTCAGATAAGCTTGATTTTATGTCTCAAGGCGAGATAAAAACTCATACTGGAATGGCATTAGCATTAGCACAATCTGTGTTTAACGAAGGTATGTCATTGTTTGCATCATTCGTAATGTTGTTAAACTTTCAAAGGTTTGGCAAAATGAAAGGTATGGGTACAATTGTTGAATGGTCTATTAGAGATGAAACTATGCACGTACAAGGTGTGGCTAAACTCTTTAGAGAATTCTGTAATGAAAAACCACGTATTGTGAATGATGAACTAAAATCAAAGATCTATGAGATTGCAAAGAATGGTGTTAAACTAGAAGATAAGTTTATCAATCTAGCATTCAATGGATTGACCGAAGTTCAAGGTTTAACCAAAGCTGATGTAAAAACATACATTAGACATATTGCTGATCGTAGGTTATTGCAATTAGGTATGAAACCAATTTTCAAACAAAAAGATAATCCACTACCTTGGCTCGATTGGGTACTTAACGGTGCTTCTCATGATAACTTCTTTGAGAAAAGAGTTACTGAGTATTCGGTCAACGGTCTTTCAGGAGACTGGGGTTGGGAGGAAAATGGCTTTGAGGTAACGCATGCCTGAGTACAGAATCGAATGCCATGAATGTGAGGATGAAGCAATCGTAGATGCTAATGATCCTCAATTCTGTCCAATGTGTGGACGGAGAGCAGAGATAATTAAATTAGAAAGTGAATTGGATTTCGATGATGATGAGGATTAAATGACAGAACTTGGTAACCTACTGTTCATACTACAATTGTGTATGCAGTTGAATGCTGAAAGCGTAATACAACCATCGGATCAATTCCGATGTACTACAGTAAGAGATCATACTATTGAATATCATTTTAATGGTAATGATCAAGCGATGCAACAGGCTCTTATATCGTCTATTGCAAAAGACTTTTAAGAACACTAATATATAACTGTATGAAATGGTTATATGAAAATAAAGAATACGATGTAACCCCTGATGAATATCAGGGGTTCGTCTACTTAATCACCGAGTTAGACACAAGGAAAAAGTATATTGGCAAAAAGTTTTTCTGGAAACCCAAAACTCTTCCTATCACGAAAACACGTAAACGGCGTATCAAGACTCGTGTTGAGTCAGATTGGAGAACCTACTACGGCTCCTCCATTACAGTTCAAAACCTCATCGAAGAAAAAGGTCTTGACAATTGGAAAAGAGAAATCTTAAGATTGTGTAAGACTAAAGGTGAATGCTCTTATTACGAAGCAAAAGAACAGTTTGAACATGATGTCTTATTGAGTGATGAATATTATAATGAATTTATAGGATGTAAGATACATTCAAAACATGTTAGAAGACTGTGACATTTATATCACACTACTAAATTAAAATGCATTTAGCCGCATAAAGTCCTTTACTTCCTTTCATGAGTATGGTATAATCTTATTATAAAATGAAAAAGGACTAAAATGAAAAAATCAAAAAAAATTATGAATTATAATCTCGAATCACCAACACCATTTATTAAATCATATACTAAAAAACACAATCATATCATAAACAAATTTACCGACCTTATGTTTTCGGACGGAACTACAACTAACTCAAATGAATTCAAATCACTTCCAACATTAACTCAAAAATTAATCTGGGAATTATCACTATATCGTCTCGAACACGGACCTAATGTCTACCTATAATAATAAAGGTGCACCGTGTGCACACGATATAATGGAGTGTATATCTATACCACCCCTTTCACACCAGGGCCCTTTTGGGAAAATAAAGGAAAATAATGGTGTACATTTGGTTAAAACTGTGGTATAATAGCTTATATAATGGAAAAAGGACGGAAAAATGATACTAATTGACTATAATGGGGTCGCTGTAGGTAATATTATTACACAAAAGCTTACTCTCGATGAAAATTTAATAAGGCATATGATCCTTAATTCTATACGCATGTACCGTAAAAAGTTCGGTAAAGAATATGGTGAAGTTGTCATAGTTTGTGACAATGGTGGCAACTGGCGTAAGGATGTATTCCCTCAATACAAGTTTTCTCGTAAAGCTGGACGTGATAAGTCCACTATGGATTGGAATGAGCTATTCCGTATTACTAATCTAGTACGTGAAGAAATTGCTCAGAATTTCCCTTACAGAGTAGTACATCAATATGGTTGTGAGGCGGATGACTCTATTGCTCATATCGCATTTCAAACCGAAGAATTTGGTCAACATGAACCTGTTATGATTGTGTCTGCGGATAAAGATTTCGCTCAATTACAAACAATGAAACATGTTGCACAGTTTTCCTCAATGACTAAGAAATTTATCAAAGAGGATAACCCTCGTCTACAGCTCATGAATTTGATCTTGTCAGGCGATGGATCTGATGGCGTTCCTAACGTCCTTTCCGATGACAATGTTTTTGTCGAAGGACGCCGTCAGACTCCTCTTTCAGCCAAGAAGAAAGCACTTCTTATGGAAGACATTCATGCCTTAGGTGAAACTGTATATCGCAATTACTTAAGGAATAAAAAATTAATAGATTTATCAGAAACCCCACCCGCTGTAATTGAGAATATTATAAATAACTACAATGGACAGGATCCTTTGGCCAATAAATCAAAGGTCTTTCCATACCTCGTTGAAAAGCGATGTAAGAATCTGATTGAAGTCGTACAGGAGTTTATATAATGGCAACATTAGAAATTTATGAAGTTCTTGATCTAGCTGCAAAGAAACGTCACAAGGAGCAGAAGATTGAGGTATTACAAGCAAACGAGTCATGGGCACTTAAAGACGTTTTAAGAGGCACCTATGACATAACAGTAAGATGGAACCTCCCGGTAGGTGCTCCCCCTTTTACGGCATCTCCTGAACATAGCTATCCAACGACGTTACTACGACAGAATGTACAATTCCAGTACTTCGCCGTTGGTGGTCCCGACATGCCAAGTTATAAGAGAGAGAAAATATTCTTATCCATACTTGAAGGCGTCCATCCTAAAGATGCGGAGATCGTTATAAACATGGTAAATAAAAAACCAATCGAAGGCATTTCAAAACCAATAGTAGAGGAGGCATTCCCAGGACTAATTTTAGAAGAAAAATAATCTTTCATTGCAATTTTAACAAAGGAACTAACTATGTCAGAAACACAAGTCAGCAGACTTAAAAAAGATATTGAAGATCTAGAAAATTATGCAAACCGATTAAAACGAAGAGGACAGAAAGACCTCTTATCTAAAATAGTCCAAAAGACTGAATTTCTAAAAATGCATGTTCAAGAACAATTACAACGAACAGCATAAAGTAGTGTACTTTAACGGCAGGTTATGGTATAATAGTATTATAACCTGCCAACTAAGAAAGTTTATATTATGAATATTTTTATACTTGACCAAGATCCTATAACTGCAGCAAAGCTGCAATGCGACAAACATGTCGTTAAGATGATTGTCGAATCTGCTCAAATGTTGTCTACAGCCCATCGTATGCTTGATGGCGTTCAAGGTATACGTCCAAGCAATTCTGGTAAACGCCAGATTAAATTCTATGATCTCTCTATCGGTAACAATGACCGGCCAGGTGACATCGAAGCCGAACTGTTGTTCTATAAGGATGTACACCACAATCACCCATGTACAGTATGGACTCGAGAATCTCTTGCTAATTACAACTGGCATTGGGAACACTTCCGCGCATTATGCGAGGAGTATAAGTATCGATATGGAAGGTATCACGCAACTCATGATAGATTATTGTGGCCGCTACATATAGCTCCTACATTAATTCCTGACGTCGGGTTAACACCATTTCCTCTCGCCATGAAAGCTAATCCTGAATGTATCTTTCCTGAAGATCCCGTCAAGTCATATCGACTTTATTATCAAACAAAAAAAGATCGCTTTAAGATGGTATGGTCTAAGCGCTCAATACCTGAATGGTTCAATAATGCCAACGTATACAGTTAAAAATAAAGAAGGAACAGAATGGGATATATTTTGCTCTCACAAAGAGCTAGTC